ATATCTTATCTTTAGTTTCTTGTAGATATTCCTTTACTTCCTTAATCTCAACTTTCTTTTCAAAATCCTTAAGTTCTAGATTCTCTGTAAGATTCTCTATATCTTGATTGAATGTATCCTTAAGAGTGTGTAAGTTATCATTTACCTTTTCAAAGTCTTCATCAATGACGCTAAAAGTCTTCCCAATCCAAGTGAAATCAGGAACTTCATTTACCTCATTAACCCACTTAGGGAACTTAGGGATGTCTGCTCTAACACCCTCAATATTCTCTTTAAGTGATTCTATCTCATCTTCATAATATCTTACTTCTGGAACTTCTGGGATACTTTCCCTTACTTGCTCTATATGATTAAGAAGTTCTTGTAATTCATTATCATATGATTTTATCTCAGGTATCTCAGGAATACTCTCTTTAACATCATTAACTAAACGTAATAACTCAGGCCAAGGAGGAACAATATCTTTTACTTCTGCAAATGCATTCCCTTCAGCATCTTCTATAGTTTGTACTGCTTCTTCTATCTCTTCTTCTTTTTCTATATACCCTTCTACTGATGGCAAATCCTTTTCTTCTACAAGATCAGCAACTGACGGTAACTCTTCATTACTATCTTCAAAGTCGTCAATCGATGGCAAATTTTTATAGTCGTCAGACATGTTATGAGTATTCTAGTACTTCGGGATTTCTCTCCCTATACTTTATTTATTATCTTCTAAATTAACAGACTTTAACATCTTTGCTAAGTCAGCAGTTGAACCCACAAATAATGAATTATTAACTGTGCTTGGACCTTTAGATGCTTTCTCTTCTTCTACATCTTTCAACTTCTTCTGTAAGTCCATTAACTTATCAGTAGCATCAGATACACTCTTAATTAACTGCCCTGCTACTTCATATGCTCTAGGCATCTCACTATCTTGAGCAAGTTCTAAAATACCATTAATAGCTTCTTGACCTTTCTCTATTATACTATAAAGATTACCCCTGGTATAATCATAATCTTTTTCAATATCACTTTTAACGTGTCTTTCTGGTTTAGTTATTCCTACTTCTGTAGTGTCTGTAGGTACTATTTCACTTGTAACATTAAAAGCATCATCTAGTTCTTCAAATTGTTTAGTCATTAGATAGTTCCATCAAAACCAAAGTCATCACCAAACTCAATAGCAGCATTATCACTAGATGTGATTACTTTAAGTTCAGCACCAAGGACATGAGATGCAGCAGTAGTATTATCTTGAGCTCTCCTTACAGTTAATGTTGTTCCAGAGATAGACTCTACATACATTTCCTCTTGATCTATGTATATGTAATTAGTTGCTTCTATACCACTAGCATCATTGACATTAATAATTGCAATATTATCATCTATATTCTCACTGAGGTTTGTAGTGACTGTATCACCATATGCCTTAGTTGCTCTAGGAACAACAGCATAAGTAACTTCCCTAGTAGGAGTAGATGTCTTACCACCAGAAACATATCCAATAGAAGCCTTCTTGATGATATCCTTGGATACATCTGTATTGACTGGACCAAAGAAGTATGTCTTAGCAGTAAATCTCATAGTATAGATGAGTGCTCTCCTGGTAGAGAAATCACCTTCATAATCATCACTAGTAGTAATAGAGTTTAAGACAATAGGAATGTCTCTCTTTTCTCCAATAGTATCAACTAGGTCTACTGATACTGTATAAGCAGGTTGAAAGTATGGGAGAATCTGCTCTACTATTTGAAGCATATCATCGTTCAATTTAGTGAAGATGCTAAGCTCAAAATCTAAGTTATATGGTACAGGTAAATATGTTTTTGCTATTGTCTTCTTATCACCTTTTACACCTTTTAAAAATGTCTGAGTAGTTGTAGATTTTCTAGAAGGATCATAATTAAGTCCATTCATTTCGAAGGACATTCTTGGTAAAGTAATCTGAACTGGTTTGTTTAGATCAGGTACTTGCTCCAATCTTGCTAAGAACTTTTGAGTAGGTCCATATGCCAAGGGAACCTTTGTAGTACTTACAACAGAACCATCACTATTGTCGTGCTGTATATTAACGTTATTAAAGATAGAACCAAAGGAAATAATGGTCCTCCTCATTATTTCATGATAGAAATATTCAAACATTGTTACAATCCTAGTGTATTATTTAGGGCATCCCAAATGGGTTAGTTTCTGTAAAGTCTATAATATTATCTCCAGCAGTCTGTATTGGTGTATTTTCCGCAAATCCATCATCAGTATTTGTAGCAGCAACTATCTGATATTCATAAGTTGCACCTGATGTACTTCCTGTGATGACCTCACCAACTGTAAATGCGCCAGTTGTAATAGAAACATTGAGTTCCATAGTAGATGCATCCCAAGACTTAACCCTACCAGTAGCACTACTTGCAGCACCAGTAACAACTTCATTAAATATGTAGTTACCTGAACCACCAGTGTAGGGTATAGTAATGTGTGCAGCAGGAGCAACAGTATATCCAGCACCAGCATTAGTGATTCCAATCTGAGTAACAATACCCACTGTATTACCACTACCCACATATGCAACAGCAGTTGCTGTTGTACCAGTCCCAGGTGCTCCTGAGAAGGTGATTGTAGGAACTGTAGAGTATCCAGTACCACCTGAGGTAATTGTGACTATTCCAATAGCTCCATCAGTAATACCTGCAGTAGCAGCAAAACCTGCTCCACCACCGCCTACTACTGTTATATCTGGAGCTACTGTATATCCAGAACCTGGATTAATAATATCAATTCTTTGTATCTTATAAGATTTCTCTCCATCATAATCTACAAGATCATCTCTCATAGATGCTATACCTACAGCAGTAACTCCACCTGCTGGTGCGGATGAAATAGCAACTCTAGGAAGACTGGTGAAATCATTTCCTCTATTGGATATTGTAATAAAGGATACTGCACCATCCACTAGTCCAGTAGTAAGGACTGCACTGGTTCCTGAAGACACTAGAGTAAGTGTCTCAATGTAACCTGCTTTCTCTAGGTTATCATCAATGTCACCCACTCCTGTATCAACAACAGAATCCTCATATCTGTAAAGCTCACATCTGAGTTCAAATACGTAATTCTTCTTTAACTGATAGAATGGTTTCTCATGCTCTACAAACTTGATTTCAAATAACCTATCCCCAAGAGGGAAATATATTAAATCTCCTTCCTTAGGTCTAGTTGCCAATTCTATGTTTGGTATATTCTTAATAAGTGGTGTAATATAATTTTCAAACCTATCTCTTGATATAATAAGAGTTAAGTCATCAAGTGCTTGTACACCAAACTTAGATAGAAGAGAACCTTGTCCCTCATACCCATCAAAGGTATCTACATATGCTTCTAATGGAATTGCTTCCTCGAACTTAGACTCTATGACCTCCTGTATTACAGTGGTCTTTGTCATATATCTTCTAGGGATATAATAGACATCCACCCCATACATCTTAATCTGTTCATTGATTAAGCTTTGGACCAGATTCTGTTCTGTAGAAGACCCTTGTAGGAAATAAGGATTTAATGCCATTATCCTATCATGTCAAGAGGAGGAAGTTCATAAGTATTAGACATATTCTCTCTAATTCTTTCTAATTCCTTTTCTGCATCTTCATACATTTCTCTACCATTTAACTCTATTCCACCAGGCAATTTAACTCCTTGGAATTTGGACATATTTTGTCCCCACTGCCTCTTAATTAGAGCAGTAGCATACGGTTTTAAGAATGAATCATTCCACACTCTAGGATAAGTTGATGGATCTAGTAAAGTAAAACAGTCTATGATTATATAATCACCAACAGTCAAAGAACCCCAATCAATATCCAAATATAACCTATCCTGTCTCTTATTAAATCTAATCTGTTTCTCTGTAGTTAATAAGAAATTAATATCTTCTAGATATGTCTTCACCATTGCATAAGAAAGAAGTTCAGTAGCACCCCAATAATAAATGTCATTCAAGAATAACTGATACTTCACACTAAACATATTGTTAGTGATAGTGTTACTTCCATCAAAGTGGAATATCTTAGTGACTCCTATAACTTCTGGAGGGATAGGAAGGAAGTTACTATTCTCAGTATAATCAAATGAAGTAGTAACACCTACTGTTGTATTTACTGTAGTAGTTGTTATACCTGCTCCGCCTGTTGCTTTTCCTCTATCAATATCATCCTGAGTTATTTGATACTTTCTATATGATTGATAAACGCCATCAAAATGTCTTTCCTGAAAGAATTGAATAGCATCATCTAGAATATCTTCTATTTGCTCATCTGCGACATTAATTTCCAGCACAGGAGCACCTAACTGCCTTTTACAGTAATCTATTAATTCCCCACGTGTGCTTGGTTGCGCCATTTATCTACTTTACTAGTATAAGTTTATTTATGGTGCTGATGAAATACCAGCAATAACTAACACATCTCCTGATACTATTCTATAAACAGAAGCACCTGAACTTACTAAAACATCATATACATATCTACCCTCTTTTAAAGTTCTAGTAGCAGTAGAACCTAATGATAATCTAAATTCTCCTCCTTTAGCACTAGTAAATCCAACTTCAAAAGTTGCTGCTGCATGTTGTGATGATCCAATTGCTACACTCTTTGAGAGTTGAGCAGAACCTGTCCAATCAGTTACAGCAGCAGTACCTATAGCAACTGCATTATCTGATGAAAAATCAAAAGCAGTACCAGAAGTACCAACTACAGTATAGTCAGCATCTAAATCTGCTCCAGTATTGATGGTGAGATTGACACCATATGCTACACCAGAACTGGGATCAAAAGTAAGAGTGTTTTTAGCCATTAGATAGTGCTTTTAGTAAAGTTTTGATTTCATTAATATCATCCTTTAAAGATTTCAAATCATTCTCCATATTATCTATCCTATCTGTTCCTTGCTTTCTTTTAGCACGAAGTGAAAGATAATTATTATATTCAGATGAATCTGTGTTCACTATAGCATTAGTACCTTCATCTCTAATGAGATTATTATGTCCATCAACTTTCATATTATGCAAGTGCAATGACTCTAAGATTCTTCATTCTAGGTGGTTGTGCCTGATTAGTACCAGTACCCACTAATTTAATACTAAAGTATTTAAAAGTAGGAAGATCATCAATAGTGAATTCATAATCATTCCATACTACCTGATCTGAAGTATATGCTATAACATCAGTCTTAGGTAGAGCTTTATCTGGCAATCCACTATTCTTTCCTGGATCTATAATTTGTCCAGTAGGGAATAAATTAGTATATCCAGGGAATGGTTGATAAACAAATTCCTCATTTGGAGTATCAGAAATACCATAGAATGCTCTAATATCACTAGTTACATTAATATGACCTTCTAAATGGATCTTAATACCAGTTGCTCCAGATTTTAAAGCAATTGGTTTAATTGCATATACAAATGAATTAGGATCATCTTTTAAGGTATTAACTCTGTTGTCAGTAATCCAATCATCAACTGGATTATTAATCCTATTAGAAGTAAGAACAAGACCCATCCTATCCAAATCAACTATAGGAGAAATCCATCTATTTCTACCATATAAATCTAAGGTCATAGTAAATGATTTATTATCTGGTAGAGTTGTTAATGATGTTGTTTCATTAATTCTAGAAGCTATCACTCTGGGAGATGACATATAATTATTAGAATTAATAGTAATATTTTCAAATCCCTGATCAACAAAAGAAAGTTCTGAACCATTTACACTAGATCCAGTAACAGTTCTAATTTGTGATGTTATATTAGATCCTGTTGGTGTTACATTCTGTACAATAGGATGCACTATTTCAAATGGTATATTTTCAGAAGAAAGAATCTTATCTCCTCCAGAAGATTTAGTTTCATTAAAACGTAATTTGGGGAAGTGAGTAGATACAGATCTATCTACACCATTAGTAGACATATCAACTTTAACATTATAGTAATCTAATCCTATAGGATTAGAAACAGTAGCATTTGCTAAACTATGATTAGTATTAATTCTTCTTAATGATACCCCATTTAACTCATACTTACGAAGATAATCTTTCTCACTATGAGCAAGAGTTTGAGTAGAATCAACTCCTCTAGTAACACCTGTTAGAGTATTATTAGCCACTCCAGTATAAGAAAGAATTTCTTTTCCAACTTTAATATAACCCAAATTAGTAGTTCCAACACCTACATTCTCAAATTCACTAAAGTTTGTAGCATCATCTACAACAATAGATCCAGTTGAAGAAGAATCATAATCTGCTGCTAATTGAGTAACAGGAACATCAGATTGGACATCAGTAAATGTTACTGTATTCTGTGTGGAATGCATTCCATGATTCTTTTGACTAACTTTAATATGAAGTCCATCATTAACTGTTACAGGATCTCCTGATAACCAAACATTTCCACCAGCAGTATGATTAAGAGTAACTATTCCTGCACTTGTAGTATATCTAATTGTCTTACCTACACCAGTTGCAAAATCACCTTGAACATTCTCAAGAATATATTCGTTGGTTCCAGTAACACCTGCAATAGATAACTTAATATCTCTACCTAAAGAATTAATACCTACAGATGTTATTCCAACCACATCACCTAAAGCATAACCACTACCTCCATTTGATATGGTTGCAGCAACTGCTACACCATTAGTAATAGTGATATTAGCAGTAGCATTTCTACCAGAGCCAGTAATAGCATTAAGTGAAACTGCAGAATATACTTGACTACCTGAAGAAGGAGTATATCCAAATCCAGCATTAGTAATAGTTAAATTGCCAGTTGCTGTCCCTGCTGCTCCTGCAAATCTTCCAGTAGCATTACTACCATCTTGAGAAATTAAATTTCCAACAGTTATTCCTGTATCAGTAATAGTAGTATTAAATCCTATTCTAACTGTGTTAGCAGTAAGAGATAATGAATCTTTTAATAGAGGTGAAATATCATCAGAAAAAGTTTCTAATGGTGGATTTGTAAAATTAATACTTCCAGTTCTTGTTAAAAAATCAGCATGATAAAGAGTGAATTTAAGATCTTCATATTGACTTGGGTTCCAAGTTTCTCCGTTTTGAGATTTAAACAAAGAACCTAGAGTGGGTTGAGAAGCAACAGTAATTTGTTCAGATTCTGGTTGATCTCTTGTTTGAACATCAACTTCACCCATTCTAGAAATCCAAACATTATATTCATTACTATGTGATAATAAAACTAAAGCATAAGATTTTCCACCTGGTAAGTAAACAGGTGATGGGAAAGTAACTGTAGTAATTGCAGTACCATCATCAGATATATTAACATCCTCTGGATTTAATATAACCTCACCAAAAGGTATTATCTCAGTAGTAGGAACTCCTGATTTCATTGTTCTTAATTGAACAGATACAGGTAAAACTTGATCTTTAGTTGCAAAATAAAGATCTACTTTAGTAACATAAATTGATTCAGAAACCCAGAATGATTGAGCTAATGGATCATCTTGACCATGAGGACAAGGATTAGTAAAGTCTCCAAAACTCTCACCCTCTTCTAATCCTGCTGCTGCAGCCAAAACAGCACTACCTTGAGCTACTGTCTGACCACCAGTTGCTATTGCATTGGCATCATATGCTGCAACAAATTCTGCAGCAGCTGTTCCTTCTTCTGCACCTGCAGCCTCATCAGCTTCTTCAAGACCTTTAGCAAATTCTACATGCTCCACCATCCTAGCAAAAACTTCATCATAACTAGCATCAGCACCCAACTCAGCTGCAGTTTGAGCACTCCAATAAGCAGCACCACCTTCATCCAATCTATCATCACTTCCAAATACTGTAATAAAAGCATCTGCTATAGGATCAACTGCCCTATCTCCAGTAGAATCCTCATTAAAATGATCAGCTTCTCCATTATCTCCAGCTTGGAATACATCAATTAGATGCTTAACTCCTACTTCATTATTACTACGATCTGGGGTTATTGTAGGAGTAGCTCCACCACCACCACTTGATCCTCTTCTATCTATTACTCTACTGCTACTAGAACTAGTAGTTTCTCCTCTTACACTTCTAGATTCTTGTCTAGTTATAATATCTGTATGAATATTTTTAACTGATATTATAGTTGATTGAAGTGTATCAATTGTTCCTGCTGCCTCAAATACTCTAGTTGCATCTGAAGTAACGTTACCAGGTATTTGACTATTAATACCACTTGTAGTGAGTCTAAAGACTTTTTGACCACACTCAAATTTTGGAGAAGTTATATCATTAGGATTAGGAATAAAGAAAGATCCTAAGACATTTCCAACAATATCAGTTCTTATTCTTAAATTAGAAAGTGTAGCTTGAGCATTGGATGTTTGTCCTGTTAAAGAAATACCTTTCTCAACATATCCATAAAAAGTATTATCTGCTTTTTCAGCTAAAGTATCCAAATCTATATTAAGAAGAACAGAAGTAGTAGAATATAATTCAGGAACCTGAGAAATATCAGATGATGCAGATCCTTCTATGGAAGATGTTTGAGAAGATAAAGGTATTACATTATCAACAAGAACAGAAGTTCCCTTTGTTAATGGTGTAAATTGGAAATAAGGATTGGAAGTATATGTTGAAGTAGGAGCATTAAAAGGTCCAAATTTATGATTTGACTGAGCTACTTTAAATCTAATAAATTCATCTCCATTAGAATTAGTACCTACTACAGTTTCACCTACTTGGAAAGTTCCAGTAACCATTGAAATTTCAAGAAGTTTTGGAATAATATATTTTTTAATATCTTGACCATCAAAGAATGCATACACACTAGTTGATGGCTTCATAGTAGAAGCACTAAATTTAATATTCCTAGATCTCATATAAGGAACTAAATCAGTATCAATTACCTTAGGTCCATCATTAATAGTACTAAATGATTCTTTAATTAACTCTCTTCTACCAGTTCTAGTTTCAGTTCCAACTCTTGTTGAACTTGAAGTTGTAGTTTTAACTTTATTATTTCCTTGCCAAGCAACACTTGTTGATGAACCAGAATCCTCCCATCCTGTCCAATTAGTTGACCAAGAATCCCAAGTTACTGGACTAAATCCAGATCTTGAATCAAAATCAGACTGATTTAATTGTTCAATATCTTCACTATAAGTAGTTAAATCTTCATTACGAGCTTCAAGAACAACTTCATCTAACCAAATATCACTATCTGGAAGTAAATCTATAGTTCCCCCATAATAACTTACAAGATAAGGAGTAACATTTTCAACTCTAGTAGCAAAAAGCTGAGAAATAAATACTCTATCCTCATAATCTAAAGTTAATACTCTACCAGTTTTTCTAATACCATTAGCACTATTTAAATCTAATTTAAGATCTAATTCAGTTGTATAAGGAGTTGGTCTTAATTCTCCATGATGATAATCTATAGCATTCTTTACAACAGTAGTTTTAAGTTGATTATCTGTATTAGAAAAATCATCTACAAAAAATCCAGATTTAAACCTATTTAATCCATCAGTATCAGTAATTTGCATATTCAAAGTATCTCTTTCTAATAAAGAAAGGGAAGTATAAAATTCTAAATTTTCAATTCTCTTTTCAAGTTTATTGATATCACGCATTTGATATCTTTTATACTTAGCAAGACTAATACTTACTTGATTAATATCAAAAAGATAAGCAGGTAATGTTATAGATGCTAAATCTAAAGCTCCATCAATAGCACCAGGCCATTGAGGGTCTTCTGAAGGAGTTCCTTTTATTAATTGAAAATCTCCACTTCTACTTAAATATATTTTATCTAATCTAGGTAGATAGAAAGAATAATCTATTAAAATAGATCTATCAGATGCCAATATATTAGCAGAAGAATTTCCAGTTGCTGTAAAATTTCTACCTAAAAATTCAAAGGGAGATCTAGAAGTTCCTGAAAATTCAGATACTCTAGGTCTTATATCTATAATATCACTTACTCTATCACCATTAATAATTGGAAGTTTTCCATAATCGAAATTATCATATGAATTAACAGTGGTAATATCTCCAGTATCTGATGCAGTAAAATATGCAGATTCAAATACTATACTTAAACTTTTGGTGGGAGCAGAATACCCTTCTTTTCTTATTAATCTAGAATAATCATAAATTGTGCTTTTCTGACCAGCATCATAAGTAAATTCCTGAGTTATATTGTTAGAACCTAATGAAATACTACCAATAGTAGCAGTAATTCCAGATTCTGAGAAAGTAATTACTTCTCCAACTTGAAAAGAAAAATCATTTAAAAGTAAATAATCTACAGAACTATCAGTTTTCTTTCTTACATACATTCCAATTGCATTACTATCTCTACCAACAAACTTATCTCCAATTAATAAATCACCTGTTTTAGATGTAGAACTGTTGATAGAAATTAATGAGAGTGATGGTAAAACAGGAGCGCTGGAAGTATTAGATTCAAGTACTCCATAAACCTTAGTTACATCAGGAACATTAAGGGAAATTTCACCATCTTGAACTCTAGTACCATAAACAGTATTATAAGTAAGACCATCATTTAATGTAGCAGTAGTACTTCCAGATAAAGAACTAGCTGATCCAACTACAGTAAGAATATTAATTTTTTGCTTTTCTTTAACTTTTTCTCTTACTTTTATTTTACGTAATGTTGCTATTAATGTAGCCCCACTATTAGTACCTAATCCATTAATAATTAATTGAGTAGATCCTAAATTTAAATCAAATTTATCTGCAGACAAACTCTCAGTGGTTCCATCGTCCCTTATCAAAACATAATCTTCTTCATCATAAGGTAAGAAAGTTTCTAATGAACTTCCACTATTAATAGCACCAGTAGAATTATCTGTTATATTAACATCAAATTGCTTTCTAATTGTAATATGAGCATCTGTTAAATTTATATTTGATATATTATTTTTGGGTAATTTTGTATATAAATTATTATCTTGCGAAGTTTGGAATTGAGAAGTTAATATCTTAAAGTTTGATGGATTAATTGTAGATGTAGGTAAACCTCCATCACATATACCAGTAACACTAGTAACTCCAGCAATAGTTAAAGAGCTTTGAGATACACTCTCTACTCTTGCATAAGAAACAGTACTTTTTCCTGGATTAGTATACTCTACTATATTACCTACTGTAGCAATTCCTATAAAAAATTTATTTGGATCTGTAAATGTAACTGTAGATATACCTAAGTAAACTCCAGAGGTAGTGGCAATACTAATATTAACTTCACCTATGGAAAATAAAGAACTCTGTTTTACATCAGCATTGAAGGTACTAGCTGTACTTACTGTTCCATGTATGGATTTAATATCACTAGTTGTATAAGATTTTGCTGCTATAGCAATATTTCCACTATTAGATCCATTAAAAACTAATGGTTCTCCAGGAATAAATTTT